CCTCACTATGTCTACTCAAGTCGAGGGGGGACCCGACTAGAGTAAACAGCCCCTCGTGCGGACTAGCGAGCAGCTAGTTCGCACGACGAGACCCATCTGTCCCTTATCCTAAGGACAGGCCTCTGCAGTACTCCACTACGCCAATGATTAAACGGCGAGGGAGATTCAGTGAAAAACTGAAACACTGCAGAGTCGTCGTTCACGGGGGTTTTGGCTTGCCTGCCAACAAGGCAGGGGAGCAAAACCTCCTCACGCATGTAAGACGGGTTCCACCTGGTCCTGAAACCAGAGTGGTCCACCTGAGTGCGTGAGTATAGTGAAACGACTCCGAGGTCGGCTTTAACCATCGGCAGTTTCCTGCCCCTGGTTAGGGTCGACGCGATGTACTGAGCGCTGTTCATGAGGAACTTCTCGACGAAGTTCCGGTGAACAGCTGAAGTCATCGCTACCGAACTCGGTTTGCCAGTACAGAGGCCCTTCCAATAGGCAGGTGTAACAACCTGCCCATCGAAGGCTTCTACACCACAGCTCTCTCGGAACCTCCCGGTTACGAAAGATTTGTTAGTGTTAATCTTGAAGTGCAAGCACTCCAAGGCCTTTGTACAAAGCTCCCAGGAATCTTTAGGGACGACGATGTCGTCACCAAAGACGGCGACCTCTCCGATGAGGCCTTGTATGTTCCTTTCAGAGATCTTCAGGGATCTCTTCGTCAAGACGGAAGTCAAGACGATAGACAGGAACAGCAAGGTTTCAACAGGAAAGGTCACGGCGCTACCCATGGTCGCGAATTTACGCAACCTGTGCTTGGCCCCGGAAGGGGTTAGCACACTAAGGGTACGGCTAGCAGCGAGGCACCTCAGGAGGGGTGGGTTCACCCTGAAGAGGGCTTCGACTGCCTGGGTCGTGACGCGATCTGACGCACTTGACAAGTCAAGTGTAACAAGATCGCCGCTCCTAGAACCCCGTAGACAGAGATCCTGGTTGAGGGTCTGATCGCGAAAGCGACAGAACTCCCCGATCCAGGTTCTTCGAGCCTGAGAACAAAAGTAATGCCAGATATTCTGCTGGCACCACTGATGCTCGGAGGGCTCTGCGGCGATGAGCCGCGGTCTAAGGTAAGTCTTAGGAACACAGATGAGGCGAGACAATGGATCAGACGACCCAAAGTCACGATCATCCACACACCCAGCCCAACTGCTGTAGTTGTGGAAACCACAATCAGCAATTGGGTACTGCCGTTCAAGTCGGTCACTCCAGTTCCTCCAAACGTATTTGTTGGTGGGGCCGGTGACCTCCGAGATAGCGCCAGGGCCGTGTCTGTGCTTCCAATCACTCGGCTTGTAAGGGCCGAGGGTGGAAGCGAGGATACCTGAAACGGTGTCCAGGTTCCCCAGGAACTCGACAAGGCTGGGGTCGCGGTACCCAAACGAGGTGAAACTCGTGTCGGGCACCTGACTAAGCGACTCAGGCCCGTCACACCAGAACCCGGAGGGCTCTGGGAGTGACTCGTCGAGCTCAACGAAGTCACGGATCTCGCGATCCTTGGCTCGTTGAGAGCAATCGATCTCGGTCTTCTTAGCGAAGCAGAGGATCTGCCTCAAAAAGAAGATAGCCTCGATCGAAGGCTCATCCAACAGACTTCCGTCCTCTTCGAACACGAGTAAGTAGAGTCCCCGGAGAAACACCGGGATCACTACTCGATCAGAGACAGCCCTTGTACAGGGAAGTCCTGATCGTTTGTACTCGCCAGCGGCAAGGCACTTGTCAAGGTGCTTACCGGCTGCAGGCAGGTCGGCCACGTAAAAGTGGATTCCCCGACTGTCGGAGAGGCTACGGAGGCGTAGGAGATCTCTCTCGAACTCCTCGCGTAGGGATGGGAATGCGTAGCAAGCGTCCCTCACAAGACGCTCAGCAACGCAGCTCAGCTCCTTGACGTACCGATTAGACATAGGATTCCTCCAAATGTCGTACGCGATGCGTCAGAGACCCTTACGTCCAAGGAGGAGGACTCCCTGAACCAGGCGAACCTGTCAGCTCACACGGCCATCACCGATGGCAGCCTTACGACTGCCACTGGTTAATGGCCGCGGCATTGGCGTACGAGGAGGCGGACAGCCAACTCGTAAGCGTTGCCCAGAGTGCGTTGTTCATCTTCGAGGCGGGCGCCTCGATGACGCCGTAGCACTTACGTGTGAATTCAGGAACCGTCGAGGTCGGAAAGAACGTCTCGGAAAGCTCGGCGTTATGACGCTCGAGCCCAAGAGGGTTCTTTGCAGACGGGGCGGACTTCGAGTGGCGGATACGGAGACGATACTCCGCGTCC